GTCCGACCGAATTATTCTTTCACGCACAGGGTGGTAGATTGGGTTTGATTGATACGGCTGTAAAGACGTCTCAAACTGGTTATATTTCTCGCCGACTCATTAAAGCGATGGAAGATATTACAGTTCGTTATGATATGACTCTTCGAAACAATAAGGATAAAATTATCCAGTACTCTTACGGAGAAGACTCGATTGATGCGGTACACGTTGAGGGCCAGAATTTGCCATTACTATCGATGAGTATAACGGATATTTATCATCATTTTAATATGACGGGTGGAGTTATCGAATATACAAAACCAACAATGAAACGTGCTTCTGCACAAGCGGATGATTTTCGCATTACAATGGACGAAACGATCCAGTATATGATTGATTCTCGCAAAATCGCAATTAATAATGTGTTTGATGGATTGGATAGCCAGCGTGTTTATTTGCCAGTGTCATTCGAACATATGATTCGCAATATCGCTGGACAAATGACCATTCGTAGTAATCACAAAGTAGATGTCACCCCGTTGGAAGTTGTTGAAATTGTCAAATCTGGAATGAAACGACTACAAGAATGTATTTATACCAAACCAACCGCATTGTTTGAACTCACTTATAACTTTTACTTGACACCAAAAAATCTCATTGAGGTGAATCGCTATAACAGGGCAGCTGTATTGCTTTTGGTAGATATGATTGTATCAAAATATAGACGTGCCATTGTATCGCCTGGTGATACACTTGGTATTATTGGTGCACAGAGTATCGGTGAACCGACCACACAAATGACATTGAATACATTCCATTTTGCGGGAGTTGCAAGTAAATCCAATGTAACTCGTGGTGTCCCCAGAATTGAAGAGATTCTGGGGTTGACCGAAAATCCAAAAAATCCTTCGTGTGAAATCGCGTTGTTCCCAGATGAACAATACGATAAGAATAATGTTAAACGGTTGATGCCTCTTGTTGAGAATATCACGTTGAGAAAACTTGTTCGTAATGCAGATATTTGTTTTGATCCCGATGATATGAATAGTCTAATTGAGCAAGATCGATCATTGATTTCTCAATACAAGGAATTTCAGAATATGATCGGATTGTGTGCGGGCGTCTCGGAGAACAAAGATGTTTCGACTGATATGTATTCAAAGTGGATTATGCGATTAGAACTGAATGAATTAGCACTTGTAAACGCGAATGCAACGGTGGATGATATTTATCATATCCTTAACGATAAATTTGGCGATTCGATTGAATGTGTGTATGCCGACCACAATGCGGATAAATTAATATTTAGAATTCGAACTGGTATTCTATCAAATAAAAAGGCGGATACTGGAGATGGAGCGAAACCACTCGATCAAGCAGATGAAATATATCTATTGAAGAAATTCCAAGATGACATGCTTGATAAAACCGTGTTGCGGGGAGTTGGAAATATATCGAAGACTACACCTAGAAAGATTGTTGGTGCACTCGAATATGACGAGAACGACGGTAAATTTATACCGAAAGAGCGGTGGGTTATTGATACGGTTGGGACAAATCTAATGGAATTATTATCTATGAACGAAACTGATGTGAATCGAACCACCACCAATGATATTCAGGAAACATTCCGCGTTCTTGGAATCGAGGCGGCACGACAAGTTATTTACAACGAACTTCGGGAAGTAATTGAATTCGATGGTGGTTACATTAATTCTCATCATATGGGATTGTTGTGCGACAGAATGACGTGCAACAAGACATTGGTTGCAGTATTCCGTCACGGCCTTAATAATGATGATATTGGTCCGCTCGCAAAGGCATCGTTTGAAGAAACACCCGAAATGTTCCTTAGGGCCGCCAGACACGGTGAATTGGACAATATGCGTGGATTATCTGCAAATGTAATGTGTGGACAAGAGGGTTTCTTTGGGACGGGGGCGTTTCAAGTCATTTTGGATATGGAAAAAATGATTGAAATTAAGAAGGAAGTCGCGATCGATACAATGACTGATCGCGAGAAGATAGATAAAGAATTTGGTGTTTCGGATTATCCGACAGATAAGTGCGGAATTGACAATATTGGGATTACAAATAATGTGGCGGTTCTTACTGGTACAGATATGGGGACGATTAACGATGATTATGATATGGGATTTTAAATATTTGATTGTGTAGATATATGATAGTATGATGTATAATATTTTTATTTCACTAGTTACAATGTCGATTTATCGAATCAATATTGTAAAATCCATATAAATGTAATATATCAAATTATTCAAATGGTAGTTATTACATCAAACACGAAACTAAATCATATCAAAGATAGACTTATCACATATGAAGATCCGTACCATATTCACAAAACACTCGGGGGGTTGTGCTTAGTAAATTTTTTGTTTCGGTACGCTGTTTGTTTGCCTCGATTCGGTTCACTGGGATATGAACACGTTACTATGTTCAATACAACGACAATTATGTGTCACATGTTATTATCGTCGTCGTCGCTTATATTCAAAGTGCTTCGACATAGACTTCCCAAGAACCCACTGTTATTGTACGAGGAATATCGACTACATACTATTCTATTTACATTGCGCGGTTGTGGTCCTTATTTTTACGATGCATATGCTTCCGCACGTGGAAGCGATCGATTGGATATGGTAGTAGCCAATTCACCATACTTACCATTTATATGTATTATGGGAATTATTTTATGTGTCGATTGGGTGAGTAGTGTACATGGAACGCCAGGAATGACTACAATTCGAGTTTCAAATAAAAGTACCCGTTTGTCTACCATATTGATCCGTCGCACATTTAGTTTATACCAAATTATCGCCGGAGCATCTGTATTTATGACAGATATGGGTGGTGCAGGAAATATGAGTAATATGTCGTACAATACTTTGATTGCAATTCAGTCATCCGCATTTCTAATGACATTAGTGCGTAAAAATATTATTAGTGTATATACACATTTACTTATATATGGTATCTGCTTGGCTATCAGTACGGGATACATATTCTTGTCATTTGACATCACTCTGTTATACAGTTCGGTTTTGATTTTTATCGGACGAATATGTGGTATTTCCAAATATATATTGTGGAATGGATTCCACGGATATTTCCACGGAATCCCATTGCTTGGGAATTTGGAAATGTTCCAAAATATATTGGGGGATGACGTTGGTCTATAATTCGTTTGTACGTTTGTTACGTTTGTTACGTTTGTTACGTTTGTTACGTTTGTACGATATCATTATAATTTCATAAAGAACGTAAATATATTATACCATAATATCGGAATACCGTTATTATTGTACTACCGATTGTTGGTATGTTATACAATCAGACGAACTCATCAAAATCAACATTGTATCAGTATTTGACCGAAAATACCACATATTTTTCGTTTAGTAATCTAGATAATACAGTTAAAATTATAACGATTGGTTTCGATGAAGCGTTGTCTATTTCTAAAGAAAAGTTAATAAACAATTACATATTAATGGCTGAACAAAATATGTTCTTGTCAGAAACACAACGAACTCAACTCCAAATCATATACACGATGGGGAATCGAACTCGTATAGTACTCGGTCGATTTGCATTTCGATGGAAATGGTATCGGTCAAAGCAATATGACGTTGATTGTGATTTAGAATCCACACCATTAAATGAATTTTCAGATACACAAATAATCACATTGTTCGAACCCAATCATGATGGAAACTACGGCACACTGTATCGGTTTCGAATTACCGATTTGATTCGGGTAATCGTATCAGCAGTCTTAAATATGGATCCAGATATGTTCGCGGATCCAACTCATATACGCAATCCGTATACAAATGTAATATTCTCATACGCCAATTTATACAATATTTATTTTTTTATTCGAAATAGCCAAATGGATGTACCGATTATTATCCGATTATTATTTTCAATGGGATTCGATGTATCGAAGACACTCGAAACACACGAAGCAATGGTGCGCGATATGTCAATTCGATCACATTGTTCGAATTTATCAAGAATTGATAGAGTATTTTATATACGAGAAATGTTGGATATGTATGCGACAGATCATCATATACAATTTCAAATACACTTTGATTTTCCAAATTCGATGTTGATTGATACATTCACATCGTTTCTAGATAAATATTTGCTATCTGTCTTTAGTTTCAATCCAGATCTGGCTCAACGATGTTTTACGGAAACTGGTATTCGGATATTTCAATTCAAACAAATGTATCCACAATACGGCCGACGTATCCAAACGAATGTATCGGATAGAACCGATTCGCCCGAATATATATTCATTTCTGAAAAGTAAATTAGAACATAATATATAATTGTATATAAATCGATTCAATGAATTTATCGTTCGATACTACATCGCCTCTGTCAAATATCGATATGAAACAATTCACATCTGATATTGAAGAAATTCGTGCATATACGAAAACAATAGATACAAATGAACAAATGAATCATTTCACATGGATTGTTCGGGGCTCTCCAAATTGTTTCGAGCGATTGGGTTCGTATTTGCACTGATGTATCCGAACCCAATTGCCTGGTTCGCACTTTCAATGTACACAGTGATGCAGTGGACGATTATTGGCCATACTACATGCCACGGAGGATACGATCAAATCGATAAGACGAAACAATATAATCGATTCATATTTGCAATAGGACCGTATAGACGATTTATGGATTGGTTCGATTGGCTTCTTCCAGAAGCGTGGAATTTGGAACATAATAATTACCACCATTATCATCTGGGAGAACAGTCATCTGATCCAAATTTGTTAGAATATAATATGGAAAGTTTTCGAACGATGAAATTGCCATTGATCATCAAACGATTTATTATATATATATTTGTTATTCCTACTTGGAGATGGTCTTACTATGCGTCGAATACATACAAAGAGTTGATGATATATGAATACGAAAAGAAAACCGACACCGTAGTAACGAATGGTCGTAATACGTGTATGATATATAAACCACTAATTAACAACCGTAGGTATTGGTTCACGTTTGGACAGTTTGTTCGTCGTGTAATTGGACCGTATTTCGTATACACATATATGGTCCTCCCACTTATTGTTTGGTACATCAACCCCACGAAGGGCCGAAATTTTTTGATTAATACGGTGATTGCCGAAATTGTCTCGAATATTCATACATTTATTGTAATTGCACCGAATCACAGCGGCGATGATGTGTATAGATTCAATCGAACGTACGATCCGTCTAATCGCGGAGAATTCTATTTGAGGCAGATCATAGGTAGTGTTAATTACACGTATGGAAACGATGCGACGGATGTTATGCACGGATTTCTTAATTACCAAATTGAACACCACGTGTTCCCTAATATGTCGGTGCTAGTGTACCAACGTATTGCACCGATGATGCAGGCTGTTTGTGAGAAACATAATATTCCTTATATACAAGAATCTGTGTTTAGACGAGTGGGAAAGACAATCGATATCATGGTGGGCAAAACGAACATGTTGAGTGCATGATCTGTAGATCTGTAGATCTGTAGATCTGTAGATCTGTCGATCTGTCGATCGGTCGATCGGTCGATCGTACTAACTAATTAATTATAATGCGATGGTATTATAATTCTTCACATAAATTTTCCCAATGGTAGCAATAATTCAATCGGGAGGAACTGCGACGAATATTTTACTGGGTGATATAAGACGATTCAATGCGCCCACTATTCCTGCCATACACGAACATTCATTTTTCGTATACTATATTGATACAAATTTGATTCGTGGTTTTGATATAGCAGATCAGAACATAAATTCCGATAATGACTTGATTATGGAGTTAGATGAATCAGGTAAGTTTAAGGATCCGAGATTCGCTGAAGGAGTTGAAGAATTCGTGCTCATAAATCGGTCGGAAAAAAGGGGGTACGCTGCTCAAAATGGACTAGATGTTGGTAAGTGGATCGATATTTATTTTTCAGGGGAGGTTCCTCAATTATTGACAGGTGAAATTATTTCGAAACAGGAAGATATGATCGAAATTCGAACGCATCCAGATGAAATCCTCGTGTACATTGATTTTGAATATAAGGGACTTCCATTGCATTTGAATATTGATCATGTTGACATCAGAGATCCAATTGTACGCACCGATACAACGGTCGATGATTCGGTTGATTCTGCAGCCGATTCGGCCGACGATTCGGCCGACGATTCCGTAGACGATTCCGTAGACGATTCCGTAGACGATTCCGTAGACGCTACACCCAGTCGATCCCAACCAATCGATATATTTTTAAATGCAGATCGAATGGTTTCGGGAATGAGTTTGGGTAAATTGACATTCGAAGTTGCGGTAGATGAATCGGATCGACGATACGATGTCGACACCCAAGTTGACGATCTGCTGAACGATATGATGGCATCAGTTACCGATTCAGATCGATCAGGAGTATTGCGAACTATCGAGCGATACAAACAGCTTCGGATGGCATTTTCCCATATTAATAACGATGGTGTAATTACTGCGCCATTAATTAAAGGAGACAGACATAGACCATTGGTAGAACGACTTATTGATACAGATAAATCGATTGATTGGATTATTCCGATTGTACGTGAAACAAAACGATTATATGATGTGTCGGAAGAAGATACAGAACAATCACGCGGCGATAAGTACGCTACATTTTCCAGTACACGAGATATGTTGGTAGAAGAGTCTAGTCGACTCGATACGTTGGAGACCGATACATATGATGCAACCAATGATATATCGGCAGATACAAAATATAAACGAAAACTGCGTCAAATATTTGATGCGTCGACACCATTCACCGTGTCGGGAATATCCGATTCTGTATATAAATTAGGACAAGTGAAGATGGATATGGATGTGTTAGTCGATTCAACAGGCACTGTAGCCACAAAAAATGTTATGTTCGCATCCACTAAAAATAAGACGGGTGATGTAGTGGAAACACCGTTTGCAACAGATAGATATTTGACCGGAATAAGTAAATCACATACATTTTTCAACAAATCAGATCAAATAGGGATGGGTGGTTCATCTGAATATACCGACTATATTGGGGGAAATGAAATAGCAGTGAATTCGATTCTAATGTTACCCGAAAAATTTCACACAAGTGGTACCGCAAAATTTCCAGGATCTAATATACTCGACCGTATCGATACACCAGTCCACCGATGGAATCATTCTCCTAATACACGGATTCGGACAGAGACGATTAATCCAGAGTTAGATAGAATGAAACATGGAAATACTGTAGTAAACAGAGCCACCGCAACACGGTTTGTTGTAAAAGGCGACCAGTTTCGTGAAGGAGGAAAAGACGGATTCAAAAAACTTTTGGAAATGGCCATTCCATCGAACAAAGATGTTTTCACACACGTGTTTGATGTGAAATCGGACGAAAAAAAAACTGACACAAACAATTGGACACTTTCCATCGATTCCGTATTAGAACGATTGAGGCCATATTGCATTTATCACGACGATTTGTCGTATAAAACATATGCTGAAATGAATGCATTTATTTCAACGGAGTTGAAGAGATATAAGGCCGAAATGGTGAGCCGCGGACAGGAGTTCAGTAAACTACTTGTTGCGAGGCGAAGAGGATTCAATAAAATAGATGGGAATGATTCGGTTACCAGTCTTTTGCGTATTCTGAATAATTCACCCAATTTGAAAGCCAGAGTGTTTAATGCATATGGCATTACAAATACCAGGGACAATGATCCAGATAATATATTGATCGAACCCAAGAAACCTGATATCAATATGTATCCAATCGACAAATACTCTGGACCCGAAGTGATTCGGGTAATGAAACAAACCGACAATCTTCAATTATTTTTCGCCGCAGTTGCAGTGAACCAGATGGAACTTATGACTGGGTCTGTGAAAGAAGACATTGAACGAATTAAACGAATTAGCGAAGGAACGGCAGCTATCGAATCAAACAGGTCGGATACGAAACAGAAGACCAACTGTTCCACGAAATTAGTTGCCAAACAATACAAAAATATGGAATTATTAGAGGCAGATAATAATATCGCGATATACTTTGATGATTTATACGATACAACCAGATACGAAACTGCCACATTACACAAATCGAAACGCAATGAATTGGGGGCGGTTGGATTCAGAGAATTTCTTGTGAATAATATTGTTGCCAATGTTGGTCTGTCCAATGCCGATGCGGAGATTGATGCCGACGCAATGATACTGGGAAAACGACTAGTTCGCGATGGAAATTATGCGGTTTTGAAATTTATTGACGACGAAGATGAAATAAAACATATGTATTATATTCGCGAAAATGGGTCGTGGGTAGCAGACGAGTCGATCGAATTGCACGCAACATTCGATTCAACTACGGGACTCTGTTCCATTGATCCATCCTGTATATCAGATAATAACACGTGTAAATCATTCGATGATATGCGCAAATCAGTTGATTCGAACCACATTGAACGAATATTATCAGAATACGACGCCGACTTTGATACCAGAGTCGAAAACATAGAATCACATTTGAATTTAGAATTGGAAAAATCTTTTGATCGGGTTGCATCGAAACGAGACATTCATACCCGCGATTCAATGACATTCAATAGATTGTTTGTGAAAATTGGGATGGCGGACATTCATGATAATGTCGATACGATTGATGGCGAGGCGCCTCGCGCAATTAAAATAACCGCCGATCCAAGCAAAATTGCATTATTAGAAACCATTCTCGGACAATCAGATATCGCGAAACGATCCCACGATATTTTGAAATTCGCGCGTATGTTTACCAGGTCGGCAATTGAAGATGAATCGATATATTGGAAATACTGCGTTTCTACAGGCGGACAACTGTTACCGACGTTTTTGGTTCAATTAGCAGATACGTTTGTAATGGGGGGGAATTATCTACACGAATTGGATAAAATTTGTTCAGAACAAGGAGATATTAGTGAAGATGGTGATGCGTGGGTCGATCGACATAGTGCTAGGGTTATTCGCAGTATAGATTTTAACACCGATGAGGATTATTCGGCGGAAGGATATCGATTACAAACCCGCGATGTGATTGGAGAAAATTTGACCGATATCATACTTTCGTCGGGTAAAACCCAGGTCGGAGAAAGTATTGTAGAAGTCCCGATAACAACTAAATATATAACTAATGTTGTGCGTGCGATTGGGTCGTTTATTGGGATTGATGTGGGGATTCATTTAGATTATGTAGTTCGAAATACAGAATCAGTCCTGAAACGGGCGATGCCGTCGGAAGATGATTACGTTGCACAAATTAAACGGAAAAGCGCTGGAACGGATAAGAAGAAGAAACTCCCATCTTATACCGATGCGTCGAATCGACTACTCGTAATGTTAACAATTTCTCATTTGTTCGTATCTATTCAAACGGCCGTTCCAGCAGTTTCTTCAAAACGAACATTTCCGGGGTGCGAGAAATCATTTTCGGGGTTCCCGTACGATGGAGTGGGTGATTTAACAGGTATCACGTACATTACATGTGTGGTTGCGAAAATCCGATCCTCCGCCGCACCGTGGGGATCTCTGTCGAAGAAAGATCTGTCTGGATTGGCTGGACATATACAAATGTTTATTTCCAAATTTGTAATCGACACTGTCGAGTATAATAAGCGAATTGCTGAACGACGAGATTATGATTCGACACGGGTGGTTGGTGATGATCGATCGATTGATAATATACACGATTCATCATTCCAATCACTCCCCGCACATAGTCGCACGAATGGTCAAAACGAACCAATTGTTGCGCTAGCGACATCATTTGCAACGACAATGAAAAATCACATTCGAATGGGTGATGCGAAACAAGATACAGACTATTATACTATTCTTGAAAAAAAAAATACATATTCGTTCGGTATACAACGACTAATTCAATCTACTGTTTCACACGAAACAATGCTACTCAAAAATTCAATAGATGAACCATTTGTTGAAAATGCATGTTGCAGTAAACGTATTTCCGCAAAACGCGGACGGACATTGGATTATTTTATTACAAAACATTCTATTATTGATGATTATACTGATACCATCGTAGCGATGGAACATATGATATATGATTTGAATATGTTACGAAAGGCCCCGTATTTGGTTGATATACGGGATACACGCGATTATCGCAGCGGGGCTGCTGCTAATGTGGATCTAATGGAAAAACGGAAAAAGTCGGATAAACGGGCCGTTTCAGTGGTTCCATCGTCCGAATTTTCAATAGAAACGGTTATTCGCGCAATGTTGATAATATGTAATGATAAACAATTACGATCTTTTTGTAGTTCCTTTGTTCCGAAAGAATATTCGGGATTGGATAAGTCCGAAATCACCCCCGAACTAATTTCTAGATTAGAAAATGACGGGTCTGGATTTACTCGTGATAATTTCAACAGGGTTATTCGTCAAATTCAAAAAACCAATGTTGGGGTTGTTCCGAAAAGCACTGCCGAATTCGATACAAATGAAACGAATAGTATTCTAATGTCTGGACTCGGTATATTGGTATCTAATTCGGAACCTACGCGTATAGATCCGTACAATATAATACCCTCCGAGACAATCAATTCTCTTATTCATTACATGAAGGGAGATAGGCACTCATCGATGAACGTTACCAGTACACTGGATAAAATTATAGAATCTAACAATGCTCTGCGAATCAGTTTATTGTCGTTTATAGACGAAAATCGATCAGGAATTACTAATAGATATAAAACAAAGAGAGAAATAGACAAAATATCCCAATTCATCACCCGATCGATCGTACAGTTCAGTACATCGACCGATCAGAATGAACGGGATAGAGTTGTAGCAGATAGACCACCTGTATCCCGATTATTATCATTCACTCGATCATTTGTAGATAATTTGGTAATGGTGTTCCCGCAGTCCATTCGCGAAGAGGTTGTTCGATCGGATAATGCGTTTCATTCAATCGACCTACCTGATCACTGGATAAAAGTATGGGGGATGTCAAAGAAACACGTGGACGATGTGAAACATATGATGGAAATGTATTATGAATCATTCGAATCAATGTACGGGGATAAAGAAATAGATACAGCCTGTTTGGAAATTTCCAATCAATACACAATCATCCGTCCATTGATTATGTTGTTGGATGATAATGAAATATTAGATGAATCGATTGTTCGGGCTGTATGTGAATTTATTGTATTGGTAGTTCTTCGTATTTATACACGCATTACCGAATCCCCTATGTTTTTGGTCCGCGCTCCAGCGGAAACGGCAGATACATTGCTCGGTGTTTCTGCACAAGAGGATCGTACAAGTGATGTGATTACAAGTGTTCTCGTCGATACACCGTACAACACAGATTCGGATATTCGAAATAGCGATGAATTGATGAAATTAAAATTCGCGAATATGATGTTAACATTTATTACCCCAATGATTAGAGAGTTTGGTATTGTGAGCATGAAATATGGAGATATTACGGGAAAGATGCGAACAACAAGGGTCAAGGAGAAAGATAGTATTACCACATACTTGAAGAATATTGGAGAAGAACATAGACAAGTAGAAGATCAAATGAAAGAATTGCGAATTGGGCGATGGGATGTGGGAATGCAAAAGGGACATACCCGCTATGTCGGTACAATGTACGACACTGAACGCAGTAATGTAGATGGGGTTGGTTCTGGTGATTTGTTTGAACATTCATTTAGTCAAGAGGGGATTGATGGGGTTGATGGAGTTGATGGAGTTGATGATAACGTCGATATATATACACAAATATCGAATTCGGAAGATTTAGATATGAGTGGTATTCCCGATGATGATGATGATTATTCGGAATTGTAATTTGTTTGATCGTTCGACCGAACTAT